TGCACCGACCCAGCTTACAACGCTCAACGTTTACAAGCCGCGGTGGACCCAAGTATTAAGGAAAAGGTCTTTTTCAACTCAACAGACATGAACCAGAGCACTGACACTATCCGTAAGGATGTTGTCTATCATGTCGTACATGGACTAGCGTCATCGCTCGCATGGACAAGCGAGCAGCGCGAAGTCGCTCTACGTACAGTCCAACCAATGGATCTGTATTCAGCTGATGGAAAACACATTTATGGTCGCAATGAGGTTGGTACCCTTCTCGGGTTACCACTCTCTTTCGCTATTTTGTGTCTCGTCCATCTCTACTGCGTAGAGGCTATGTCAAAACCAGGAAGACGTAGAACAATCGTCTATGGTGATGACATGGCGTCCTTATGTACGAATGATGATTTTGACAAGTACGTCAAAAGGTGCAATGGCTGTGGTTTCACATTGAACATGAGTAAAACACACAGGTCTGAGACCGGATTCCTTTTCTGCGGGAAAGTATACTGTGTCTTCGGAAAACATTGTCACTGGGTTAAATCAACCAAGTTATCAGTCATCACTGGAGCATCGTCAGTGAACAAAAGTCCGTTCAAAAGACTTCACCAGGCTGCAGAGGCTACACACATTTGTCGTCGTTGGCAAGCATCAGCTATTCGACACTCATTCTGTAGGAAGGAGCATAAACTCGTTTCATTCTTAAAGCGATCACAAATAGATCTCCAAGGTCCGGTTGTGGGAGGCGCATGCGGTTTCGCAGGTAGACCTAGTCTATCCGTGCGACAGCGAGCCGTCCTCAACCTTAAATTGGACAAAGATCCATTTGCCGCGATCTGGAATGGCGTAGAATTACCCCAACATCTCAGAAGAGCGTTAAAGCGTGGTATCGAGTACACCGAACATATTGTTCAAGAACATTCGGTTCCTAAGCTGACCAAAGAATATGTGCGAGAAGACGATGCACGTCAAATGCTGACGGCATCCCTCGTAAGCGCAGCTTCGTTGATGACTACTAGTGACAAATTCCCTTCGAGACAGGAACGTACACTTTCTGTGAGAAGAAGTTTGGGTATGATCTCTCGTTTGAATAAAAGCTTAAACAAGAAATTCAGGAAACTTAAATCAGAGTTAAATTTGCCGGATAAACCTTCGCGCGGGTACCTCAACAAAGCATTGAGCGGCCCATATGTGCATCATAAGGTAGATCCAGCGGCATTTGAACGCTTGATCGCGAAAATGCCTTTACAGTATAGTCATGAAGGAAAACCTATACCAAACTTTGATGTAGAACTCTATAGCAGTACGCTAAAGAGGAGAACCAATTGCAATTCCAATTGGGTTCATAGGTTGATACTACTGAAGTAG